TCATCCAATGGAATGACCTTCGCAAGTCTTATTTCAATATGAGCCCGGAGCTTAGAACAAACATCAGAAGATTCAGTGGCTCTAATATCCTTAGAGCGTTTGCAACTGGAATCAACCCAGTGTTTGCTATTATGAACGCCCCCGCTGAATTAGGCTCTGTTCTTTTAGGTAGAGGTGTTTATGACGGATATAAGTTCCTTCCAATGGCTGCTGTAAAGCTCGCCTTTGACTACTCAAAGGGTCTTGCTGCAGCCTACAAGGGCTACAACTCTGAACTGCTTCAAGAAGCGTTTGAGCACGGCATTGGAATGATGTTCCTTTCTAATGAGGGAAGACCAGAGCTGATGGCTAAGCGTAAGTATCAGGGAACTATTGAGTCCATCAAAGGAACTGTTAGCAAGACAGCCCGTGGTGCTTCATGGTTGGGTGAGGCTACGGAGATTGGCCTTCGCCTTGCCGTCTATCAGCAGGCTAAGGAAAACTTCACCAAGAAATATCCAAACTACTCAGAAGACAGAATTAAGTATTTGGCTGCTGCAGAAGCTCGTCGAATCACTGACTTCTCTGCAGGGGGTACTCTTGTTAAGGACTTGGATAATGCACTTCCATACTTAAATGCTGCAGCCCAAGGCTTTAGAGCTAACGTAAGCTATGTGAAGCAAAACCCAGCTCAGTTCTTATCCAAGCTGGTGCAGGCAGGAATCGGTGTTATGGCCCTTGCAGCATTCAACGAGTTTATGGGCGGAGATGATGAAGAGCAAAGGGATGTCCCCCCCTACATGAGAGAGAGGTACTTCATCATCATGACCCCATACGAGGATGAAGACGGCAACAGAAAGTATATCCGTGTCAAGAAGCCCCAGACTTTCTTAGGTCCTATTAGAATGTTTGAAATGCTTGGCGAGTCTATGGCCAGCTACATGAAGAACGGAGAGGCTAAGACATACGATGAGGCTGAGATTGAGATGGCATACGATTCATTTACAGATGCATATCCATTCTTTGTCCCCATGTTTGATGAGTTCAAGGGTATCGGAAATAGAGTTCCAGTTGTGAATGCATTCCTTAAGACTGTCGCCAACTATGATGCCTTTAGAGACCGAATGGTTTCTCCAGAAAAAGGAGACGTTCCCCCATTCATGGAGGGATATGGCAATGATAGAATTGAGTATTTCTATAAGGCCATCGCTCAGGCTACAAGTGGACTACCCGAAAGCCAGCAGGTTTCTCCTACGCAAATGAAAGCTTTGGTAGAAACTTTTGTTACATCGCCCACCAATAACATTGTTACGAACATGTCCTATTCAATCCTTGACTGGATGTTTAGCGGCATTGAGGTGCAGGACCCAACAGCACAACAAAAAGGTCTTGTAGAGTCATTTGGAACCGCTTTACAAAACGCGGCAGGTTCTGCGATGAGAAGCACGAATCCAGATTGGAGAAACTATTCTGCAAACTCCGACGTGAAGAGCCTTACTATGGAGGCTGCAGCTGAATCTAAGAAGGTGAATGTTCAGCTTAAGGAGATGTCTAAGAAGTATAAGGGAAAAACATTGAAGGCGGTTCCCTCTGATGTTGTTTCGTTTATCGAAACCCTTGAGACATCACAAAAGAGAAGTGCTGTTAGACGCTTTATGCGCTATGTTGCTGCCAGCGGAGCTGAGTCAGAGTACTACGATGTTCGTTTTGCTGAGACGCCTCAGGCGCAGGCCAAGCTATTCATTTATCACTTCGGAACTCCTCAGCCCGGAACGGATGAATACAAGGAGATTATGCAGGGATTGAACTCTGTTGGCTTTAGACCCACGAGGGATTTTAAACTAGCTTTGCAGGAAGAAATAAAGAGAATGAAATGAACCTATCCAAGAACTTCACACTCAAAGAAATGACCAAGTCGGTAACGGCAAAAAGACTTGGTATTGACAACACTCCAAACGACGAGCAAATTGCATTTATGCGTGAGCTATGTGAGGCGGTACTCCAACCGCTTCGTGATGAATTGGGGCCTATTATTATTACAAGTGGCCTTCGTGTTCCAGCCCTGAATAAAGCCATTGGTGGAAGCTCTACATCCCAGCACTGTGCGCTTAAGGGTGCCGCAGCAGATATTGATATATGCACAGGTAAGTGCGAAGGAAAGAACACTGAGGTGTTTAACTATATCAAAGACAATCTGATATTTGACCAGCTTATCTGGGAGTTCGGCGACAATGATTGTCCCGACTGGGTTCACGTTTCGTATCATTACGGTCATAATCGTGGACAGATTTTAAAGGCTGTAAAGAAAAACGGAAAGACAACCTATATTCCCTTTAAATGAAATGCCGATACATCCTGCCTTTTGTCATCCTTATACTTTCTGGGTGCTCAGCCGAATGGCATCTATCAAGAGCCACCAAGAAAAATCCAGAGCTTCTAAAGCCAACAACAATACTTGTGACGGACACGATTGTGACCGACCCAATTGTTGTCAAGGACACGATAGTAACAGCTCAGAGAGATACGGTAGAATTAATCAAGGACAGATTCCGAGTGAGGGTTATCCGCTCCTTCGACACCCTTTTAATAGATGGAGGCTGTGACGCAGATACGATTGTACGCACTGTTACTGTTAGTGTGCCTCAACTGGTTGCTGGGGAGACTAAACTACAGCGAGTTCAGCGATTTACCTTTTGGGGACTCGTCAGTTTACTATTGATTTCAATTGCTATTTTAGTAATCCGAAAATCTGTTAAACTGTAAAGATGGCAAAGCTTCAAAACGCTACTACCCTCCAGAAAAAGAATAAAGTGAGCCGCCCCGGCGTGCATGCTAAAAGCAAAACATCCAAGCTCAAAACTTCAAGAAACTACAAGAAGTTGAGCCGTGGGCAAGGTTAAAACTGAACCGCCTAAAGCTTGGTGCGTAATCCAGCCAAAGGAATGCGATGGCAAGTGTCAGTACGCTGGCTGTTACAATAAAAAGAAGTAGTATTAATCCTCTTTCAAAGAAGCCACAACGGACTTCATTGTCTCGTATTTCTCCTTGTACATAGACATCATATTGACCTGACCCTTGAGGTAGTCAATGACTATTTTAAGCTCATTGATTTCTTTTAGGAATTTATCTTTTGACCATAAGTCCGTCTCTATATCATCCCCATTAACGATTTCGTTTCGGAGCATCACAGCCTCATTGTATAGCTCAACATAGTCTCCATACATAGATAGAGCCTCGTGGTTTTTCTTGTAATATATTACAGTTGCATGGTGTATATCTAGGACTCTTGCTATATCTACAACCTTTGCTACATCTTTGAATGCATTCGCGAAGGCGGTTCTTTGATATACTACTGGTCGTGTTCTATTCGGGAGGTTACCCTTCTGAAAAAAAACATTCATCGCTATCAGGAGGTCCGAAGTCTTCAGTTTCGGTTTTCGACTCATTTTTATATATATAATCAATTAATTTAAGAGCCGACCTTATGTTTTCCTTTAAGAATCCTATAGCGTTGTTGCAGTTATAACAAAGCAATCCGCGGACGTTTCCAGTAGTATGGCAATGGTCTACTACGGTCTTCTTAGGCTCAAGTGGCTCTTCACAAATTTGGCACTTTTTATTTTGAAATACAAGCATCTGCTCATATTCCTCGATTGAAATTTTGTACCTGACTTTGAAATTTTGTTCCCTCTTCCATTCACTACAGCAAGCTTTGCAGTACCCATTAGGATAACCGTTTCTAGAGGATGAGCTTTTAGCTTCCTCTTTATTCATTACGGTGTGGCATCTCTTACATTCCATAGGACAGGGTAGTACTCCCGGTTGGAGTCGAACCAACACTCGACTGCTTAGAAGGCAGTTGCTTTATCCATTAAGCTACGGGAGCTAGTCTTGATTCCACCCACACTGAGCTGCGAAGTGTCTATCTAATTTAGCGATACGTTCTAGTATCTCTTTTTCTTTTTCTTGAGCTTCTCGTCTAGCTTCCGTTGTCGGCTCGCAATTCGCAAATAGATTGGCCGCCTCCATTAAGAGATTGTCAATGCGTCTTCGCTTTGAGTTGTTGGTATAGTATTCCCATTCCATTCTAATTGATTTTGGGGTTGCGTTCATAAAGCGATTCGAGTCTTAGCTTGTTAATGTTGTCAATATGGTACTCGCCCTTCATGGCTTCATAAAGATTATCGGCTAAGTACCTAGCCTTTTCGAGTGTCATTGACTCAATCGCTTCTTTCCATTCTGCTTTTGTTGAGCATAGTAGTCCTGTTTCTCCGTGGATAATTGATTCTTTGTACGGGGTGTTTCTGGACGCTATAACGGCAGTTTTTGTGAATGCCGCCTCAACGATTTTGAGGTTTGATTTTGATTTGTTGAACTTGCCGACACCAAGTGGCGCAAGTGACACATCAAAGTTTTTGTAGAATCCGGCATATTCAAAAATCGGTTTTGGAGCCATCTTGTGTTTAGCTCCTAGCGTCTTAACGTAGTCCATCAAATCTACACAATAAAGCTCTTTCTCTGAGAAGTCATAGTCCATCAGGGCGATGTCTTTCTGGTGTCCATTGGCACCAATATATCCAAATCTAAGCTCCTCTGAATCAACCTTTTCCGAATCAGCCCACTGAGCTTCTTTTGGATTGATGCCATTCTTTATGATTTTACACTCAAGGTCTGGGCGTATGCGAAGCATCATTTTTCGCAGATGCTTGCTTGGTGTCCATGCTTCATCGGCAATCCGAATTGTCTCCTTAATGCGTTTTGCCATGTAGTTTTTGTACACGGAGTATGCTGGGTTGTCAAGCTCAAGCTCCCAGAAATCATCATTGTCTAATATGACCTTAACTTCATTCTTGTCCATCATATCTCTAAATGATTTAAAGTTGCTTATAGCAAGCTTTCTGGATATGACAAGGTTGTCGACTATACTTAAGTCAAACGCCTTTAGCTCCTCCAAGCTAGAGAACCAATAAAACTGCTTGTCTGTAGTCTCCATCATTCTCTTAAATGGAGCAATCAACCGATGATAGTTTACACCGTTTAAGTCATCAACGTGAATTAGATTCATAATATTCAATCACAGATGTTTTAATTAAGTCTATTTCGCTTCGCAGGGCTCTAATCACCTTGCTTGTTTCTAAAATTACCTGAGCCTCTGTGTCTTTTGGCTCTCCGTTGTCTTTGTGTAGGTCCTCATATAGCTCACTAATCAGCTGATGCATTCTCTCGGTTGCCAAGGAGTACATCTGGGATAGCTTTTCATTATTCATTTTCGGTATAGGTTACGTTCTTGCACTTAATCTTTACTACAAAGCGGTTCTTCTCAACCTCTGGGCTGAACTCTGTGCTCTGCTTTGTAAAATACTTAGGCGTGTCGTCTGGAACGTATCCATTTTCCTTCAGATAATCTGATAGGAATTTAGCGCAACATATTGCGTTGTCTACATCGTACCTGCAATTATAAATAACTTCAATTGAAAAGGACTCCATAGTCCACCTGTCGTAGGCTTCAATGGAGTCCTTAATATTCTTCCAGTATTCTTTCTTGTATTTAGTCCGAATACTAAAGTGCCGTCCAGCGTAAAACGTATTTAACGTTGGTGGTTTGGGTAGGTTTAATTCTATGACGAGGTCACTAAGCACCCTCTAAGTTAAACCGTAATTTCCTTTAAATCAAATACATATTCAGTTTCGGGTTGTTTATCAAATAAACCCCTATATAACTGACCCCCTATTTGACCATAAAAGCCGGTGTGGTCGGGAGTAATTTCAAAATAAATGGGCTCATCGAATGAGGTTGGTTGACCTCCAGTCTCAGTCTCTCTAACCTTTCTAACGTGAAACTCCATTGTCTTTCTGATGCTTGGGTCTGGTGCCTGAATTTTTCTATGAAACGTAACAAAGCAATCAGCCCTGTTTACGAACTTGGAACCGCCTTCAGTGCTTTCTGCCCATGGAGCAATAGAAAGTCCATCATCTCCCTTTACTCGCTGCGCTTCGGTAACCGAGTGTGTGTTTAGCCATAGAGCAATGTTGTTGCGATTGCTGAATGTCAGAAACTCAGATGCTGCCTCGTAGTGATACTCGTGGGTGCTGATGTTAGCTCTCTCAGACATATCGATACGTAGTGAGTTGTAGGGGTCTACCAAGAATCCATCAATCCCACGCTCCTTCAATACCTTCTCTCCAAAGATAATGAGGTCGTAAAACGAATAGACTTGACTGTTGTCGATGATAGTGAAATGGTCGTTGACCCATTGATAGACGTGCCTACGCTGCTGATAGGTCATGTTATTAATCTTTCGGTCAGCAACGAACTGCATAATCTTCATCTTGATAGATGCGGTTTTATTTTCCGAGGAGTACACAAGCCACTTCCATCCATGACGAATAGATGCATTTACCATCATGTATAGGGCAAATGTTGTCTTGCCCACGTTCGAGTGCCCGTTTATAATAACAAACTCTTTCTTGTAGCGAAAGAACTTATCGAGTTGTGCATTGCCAGTGTCTAGACCTAACTCAATACGCCCTTCTGCAAAGTCGTCAATCCATTTGAAGTCATCATCTCCTGTAGATATGAATGACATATCCCCATCATTGATGAGCATCTCGCGTTGAATCTTGTTCTCCTCTTCAACTACTTCACGGATTGGCAGTTTCTTTCCTGATTCAACACCCTCAATTATAGTTCTCTTTGCAAGTTCAAAGTCATCAGGCTCACGCTTGAAAATCTCTCGCTGCAAAACACGAATAGCTTCTTCCTCTTCAATGCGTCCCGCTGAGATATAGCCACCGCATAACCTTGATGCAGCATATAACATTTTATGTTTTTGTCCCGGCTCCGCGTTTCGAATCATTCGTGCTGCCAAGTTGAGCTTCATGTAGTCGGTGTTTTGGTCTGCCTTTACAGACTGATTCTCCGACTTGTCACTCAGGGTTGCACTAAATGTCTTGAATTCTTCCTTGATGCATATGTTTGGGTCGTATGATTCAAAGCAGGCGCGTGACTCATTACTACCTGATGGGTCAATCTCCAGTCCATGCTGACGCTCAAAGTAGCGTGTGAGCGCGCGAAAATGGTCGCGGTGCCTCTCAGCAAAGGCTACCCGGACAAGAGCCTTTACGCCATCGCCTGATGGGCTGGTCCAGCAAGAAAAAATGTATTCGTCCATGCATAAAGCTGACTTTGTCTTGTCAACGTCGCAATGGTCAATGTCTACTACAATAAAACTGCTATGGTCGTGTATTGCGCTGTCCTTGCGTTCGGTAAATACACCTGAAAATAATACGATTGGAAGTTTGAGTTTGGCATCCTTGTCGCCAGTAAGCCGGACGGTTTCTACTAATGCTTTACTGCTTCCGTCTTTAATTCGTTGCAGTGCGTGTCCAATATCCCATACTGTCGGAGTCTTCTCGTACAGGTTGTTGAACGCTGTTACTTTCACTTGGGGTAGTTTCATCGGTGGTTGGCTTTTTTAATTGATGTTCAAGTTCTCTCTTTAGGTGGGCTATTGCCTTCTCAATATCTTGAGCGATAGGATTTCCGGGCTTTTTCCCGGCCCTGATGATGTAGGTCAAAGCGGTTCCCAAGTTATAATTATCTTCTTGGAAATCAAGGACAACATCAAAGGCTTCTATGCCCTTGTACTTCCCTATGTAGTAGTTAGGTCTTTTTGACATTTGATTTTAATTTATTTAATACTTCACTCCAGAACTGCACTTGCTTGGTACCATCTGCTAACATGGCTAAGAACTCAGCATTCTTGATTGCATCAATCAAACCATACCGCCTAATTAGCTCTTCTGACTTTAAATATGAATTCAATTTTGTATGTTTACATTAAATTAACATTAAACAGATGAGAAAAGTACTACTTATTTTTATTTCGGCAATGGCCATTTCCTCTTGTGCAACGTCTGAAAATCCGGTAAGCTATCAGCAGTGCAATGAATTCAACTGCAAATATTACAATAGCATTCACACTCACGTCTATCAGCTTTAAATGTGCATACCATTTTTCTTGGTAATGCTCAGGCCCCATAGCAGCCATCCAAGGCTTATAGACCATATGCAATGGTCGCTTTTGTGACAAAATGAAAGGTGTGGTAGGATATGAAAGCATCCTACGAGCTGAAAAAATTCTACTTCGGTTGACATAATACGCTTGATTTAATTAATACTCCTTTGCTTGTGTTGTCATCCCCACCGGGAACGTCTATCCTATAATACTTTGTTCGGCATAGATGCTTTAATTGTTCGGTTGCTATCATGACCGCAAACAAGACATCATCTTGTTCTATTGGGGCAATGTTATGCTTGAGCCGACATCCTTTCTCAGAGGCAGCTATAAGCACCCAAAATGATGCTTGTGTTTTGGCAAGCCCTGAAGGCTTACCTCTTGACTCATACTCAATGTAAAAGTTTCCGGTTCTGTGCGTACCAAAATCAAACTTGACCTCAATGGTTTTATTCCTGAGCAGGTTTGATATAAAAGTCTCTCCAACTTGCCCAAGCTCTAAGTCGTACTTGAAGTCGCTGTTGAAGTTCATGGCACTGGCTGGATGTTTACGTTCCTAACGGACACGTTATCTATAATCTTCTGAACGAAACGCTGAGCTTGTAATTTGTCTGGGAAGTCTTTTTCTCTCTGTTCCCACTTGGCTGCGCCGTTTATTGTTTGGTCAAAATATGTGTAGTGTACTCTCCACCTCATTTTTGATTCTCTTTACTTTCTGGTTCTTCTTTTTCTAAATGCTCAAGCGCCTCCATGAGTGCATTCTTGATTTGCTGTTTGTTATTCATAAACATAACACCCTTAATAATTGCCAGCAGGTATCCGTATTTATACGATAGTGGACGATTAGAACCCTGCGCCGATGGGTGTTCTTTGAAGTAATCGAAGTGGTGGCTCATTTCTCTTTGGTGTTAAAGGTTTTTTCCAAACGAATCTCACTAAAAGGATTTGACACCTTGATATTCACATCAACATCCATCTCATCCAATTGCGTGTCGTGCTTGAACTCTATAAGTGGTGCATCAAACAATCTGATTCCAGTTCTGTTGAAGAACACAATTAAAGCAGTGGCAATCTCACCCTCTGCTTCTGCCTTGTACTTCATTACGTCTTTTAGCGTTACGTCTTTCATTTGCATTTAATTTCAGTTATTAAGTAATCCTTAACTACTCAGTTGTCAAGTAATTCTTTACAACTCATATCGCTTCTCCAGCTCATCAATCTCCCATAACGGAACTTCCTTGATATCCTCCACATTAGCGTAGTATGGAAGTGCCTTGTATCCCATTGGCTCAACGATGATTGTGCCTTCTCGGTTGTTGTCTTTTTGGAACTCGCTAACTTCAGCAAGTACCCAAACCAATGTTCCTTGTTTCATTTCTATATGTTGTTGCGTATGATTTGATTTCTTTTCCCGTCGTTATATGCATAAACACCCTTTAATGGTGGGACTTTCCATCATCTCATTTGATTTATTGCGTATTGCGATTTGAGATATTGTCACACTTTTGGTTTGTTTTTGTGACGGTTGTGACTCATCGTTTTACACTTTGTGGTGTTTTTATCTTACACTTTGAATAAAAAAACTCGTCTTTCCGAGTCGTCAGTCTTTGCCAACCATTCTCCCGTATGAAACGCCTATTGAAAGCGCCCGGTGGATGAAGTTTGCCCTATGCGGGTGGATAGCCTATTGATTCTGCGACAACAGTATCATGGTTTTACTCCTCCGGTTATGGTTTTTTAATTTTTTTATAGCTCTATTTCCAGCCCATCTCTTTGCGGTAGACTGAATAGCACATTGAGCACTTCCCTCTTAGGGAATCCTTTCTTCCCTTTCTTCGCTGAACATGAAAGAATCGGATAGGTAATTCTTTACTACAGGTATTACAAGTCTTTACTTCTTGTCCATCCATCTGCGGTACATATTAGCGGCTACGGCTAATCGTTGAGGATAGAATTTGTATTCGCTACGCAAACGAGCCATAGCGATACGAATAAACTGTTCTCTCATTTTATCTCATCCCATTTAAAATCCTCCACCCAAACTGGCGTTTGCTCTCCCACATAAGCACCAAATGTGTTGTATTCTGCATACTCAATAGCCTCATCGATATCCATTCCTTGAGAAACAAATATGTCTATGACTTTAGTTCTTGAATAAACTATTCGAAATGATGCTGGGCATATGCCAATGATGGCATCATCAAGACCATCTGCAAACAACAAGTCTACATCATGGTCACCATACAGCTCAACTATTAGACTCCTCATCTTCTAATTGTTGTAAGTCGTGTTTAACGCAAGGGCTGTGAAATCCGGAATGAGACGTGTCGGTGAATAAACTTTCTACCTCTTCGCCGAGCTCTTGTTTAATAATTTCTTTTTGCCAATCTTTTAACCCGTCGGTATTCTCTTCAGGTTCATCCCAATATAAAAAATTAAAGCTGGTCACTTTTAATGATTTGAGTATCCTATAATCTTCCGGTGCGTAACTTCATAGAGCATCATGCTCTTGTCGCCTTTATGTGTTTTACCATAGAGCTCTTTGTGTAACCGCTCAATAGTCTTCTTGTCCTTGAATAGGACTTCATTGTCTGGCAGTTTTGTTACAATCCAAACGCTCTTTTTCTGAACGTTCTTTCCCTTCTTGTAAGATACAACCGCCTCTAAATAATAAATGGGATTCATAATAGTGGGCTTGGGGGGCTGATGATTCTGAGAAAATTACCAACCTTAACTCTTAGCCAGTGCCCCCCTTACCCTATCTATTAGAACAAGTCCTCAACACCCTTGTAGGTGTTTCCTGCGGGCTTGTGAGTTGCACCATTCTTAGGAGCATTTGGGTCATAAGGACTAAGGATGTTGTAAGCCTTACCTGCCTTGCTCATTCCTGAACGCAACGTCAAATATACACGTCCCGGATTGCCGTTTGCTCCCGCAGTTACATACTTCTTCAAGCTGTCAAGCTCTTGAGCTGTAAGCGAGAAACGGATTTCTGTTTTTGGCTGCTCTACGTAGCCGACCAATGCATCTTTCTGATTTTCCATTGATTTTTAATTAAGTGATTAGATAGTATCCTGAAGGAAGTACTTTGTAGTTGGAACATCTGCATTTAGATATTCGTTAATACGCTCTACTGCCATCCAGAACTTTTTTTGTCCACGCTGAAGCGTCTCCTCAGAGGCTTTAAATTCAGCAGGAAAGTACGGATAAGTTTTCTCTTGAACAACCCAATAGAATTCGTTAATGCCGAACACAGTGGTATATATGTACGCTTGAATGTCATAACAATAAGAGTACACGTCTTTGCGGAATCCCTTGACCGAACGAGATGACTTGCTATCTACAATGTAGCCGTCACCAAGAACATCCAAGAATCCACGAACGGGAATATCTTCTAAGAATTCATAAAACTCTACTTGATACTTTCCCTTCATGCGTGATTGGAGTAAACCGCAATCGTCCAATCGTGAAATCATATTCAAAGCGGTATGATGGTCTTCTTCGGAGACAATAGTCTTGCTCCCGTTATCAAGCTCAAACTGAGCCTTCCACTCTTTATATTGCTTTGTAGCTCTTGGACTCTTGCCGCCTATCTCTTGTAAGATATTGGTCTCGTCCATTACTATAAATCTATCTTCTACCTTCTCAGGCTCAAACAATAAACAATCATAGAGAGAACCAAAGCTTAACGCTGGGCTGTCTTTCTTCTTGATGCGGAGCATATACATCTCCCACTCGCGAAGGTCTCCAAGCGCCTCTTTGATAGACGAGTAAGACAAATATGCCTTACCCGTCTTTTCTTTAAGCTTGATAGAAAACTCCATTAGAGCGTGTTGAGGGTTTGAATCTCCTGCTCTGAGAACTTGTCACCATTCTTCTTGAGAATAGCACTGCGCATCTTTGCGCGCTCCTCCAAGTTTTCTATAGTAAGTAGATGGTCAAATGCACGCTGAAACAACTCGCTTGCAACTACCTCTTTAATCTTTGCTTGGGCAGGCGGTGGTGTTTTTGTTTGCTCCTGCTTAGCGATAGCAATAGATACTTCATTCGATGATGCGATAGATGTATCAATGCCGATGGCAAGATTGGCAAGGGCACGGCCCCATGCTGATGTCTCGCAGTTTTCAATGTAAGATGTCTTATTGATGTAGCTGCTCGAGCGGTCTTCCTGAGCGTAACCTGTTGCTACTACAAAGCCTTCGGAGTTGCAAACAACCGCCTTGACTACGCAAGAGTCACTGTCAAAGTGTACGAGTTCAGATGATAATGAATATCCTTTAAACTCAGGCGCAGTGCGGAAGTACTTGATACGCTCATTGACTTCGACATACTCTTTGCCTTTGATGTTGGTGGTTTTGAAATTGTATCCCATAATGAATTGAATTTGCTGCTAATGTAGATTATTTGGTTAATAAAAGCAAGTTATTTTACGACTCGGAAGTAAATGTTTTCGGGGTACTTGCCGAACACAAACAAAGTGACCTCACAAAGCCACATCACACGAGGAAGCTTATGCGGTTGTTTGTAGATGTAGTTAGCACCGCCATACTTGCATTCGTCGACCTTGGTCAGTTTGCGATAACCACCCTTGCGTTTGGTAGAGATTGAAAGCGTAACATAACCCTTGTTCTTGATGTCTAACGAATCAAGGAAGGCGTCTGCTCCAGCCACCATCTCTAAGCTTGCCTTGCTACCCTTCCACTGGGGGATAACTGCATACCATCGACGGCCTTCTTTCTCGAAAGACATCTCACGGACATTGCGGAGGCGGTTACCTGACAACCAAAAGGCTGTCTTGAGGTAGAATGATTTGAAGTGAAAGTAAGCTTTGTACTTGAATTGATTGATGCTCATTATATAATGTATTATATATGGGGGGGTTATTATTTATATATTATTCCTGGGGGGTGGTTAAACCTTTTGTTTAAGGTATTTGTATAAACGCTTGTTAATTAGCTTGTTAATACGTTCTCGTTCAACTAATACTTTAACATACCCATTTTGATACCGAAGCACTCGTGTTCGGTCGGATATCCAATCCATTGATACTGGGTATAGGTTTAGATTTTGGAGTGCTTGAATCATCCGAAGGGGGCGTACAGCATGGAGGATACTTTCCTTTCCAATACTTCTTTGTCGTCTCCCGACATGATTACCTTGCGTCTCCACATTACCTCCCATTTGTCTCTTTTTTTGTTGTATTTGATTTCCAAATTTCTACTTGCGTTGGATGATGTTCCATTCGGCATACCTCTATTTTATTTAAGTGATTCTCAATTCGCTTGGCGTAAATCTTGACAAGCGCATAGTCCATGGCCTCGGCTAACTTGATTAAGTTATCAAGCTCTGAGTAGGCAGATGATAGCTCATCAGAGTTTATTTTGATGTTGACCCCTGATTCGATTTCGGAGTACTTGGCGTCGAGCTTGTCTCTTTGCATACGGTTATATTTAAATTGATTAAACTGTTATTGAGTAACTCCCAATTGGAAGTAGAGTAAGAGAAGTGGCCTGGGATTGGCTCAAAGCATTTAAACACCTTGCAGTCAACCACACATGGCTCAGTAGGCTCATAACCACCTTCTCTGATGACTTCTATAGAGATGTCATAGTTTTCTATGGAGAACCAATCGCTCCAATCTATAATCTCGCATTGCTTTTCAAAGGTCTTGCCCTCATGCTCAAAAGAGACAATGAGGCAAGAGCCAATGAAATCTTGTAACTGCATCCTCATACTATAAGAATGTCTGGTGATGTACAATTGACCTTGATGTTCCGTGCGTTTAATAGCATACATCTATCGGGCCGTTTGCCTCTGCCAAAATGCATCGCTACCTTCCGGTTCGACTCGGTAGCGTTCTTAGCTTTAACCTCTATAACTTTATGCTCATAGATATATACAAAGCTTTTGATTGGGGTGGCGCGTTCTTTTCTCATAATTCAATAGGTTAAAATGAAATAGCCAATTTTATATTCTTCATCATCGTAACTGACCTCATCGGGGCAGACATAATCTTCTCCATCAATGTGGAATACTGAAACTACTCGGCAGTCAAAGAAACCGCCTAATAGTTCAGCTGTGTCTGATTCATCGGGGTGGTACATAATCCAATTAAGTACTCCCGATTGATTCATATCAAAGTCATAGATTCGGTATCTATGCTCATCTATGAAATCCAATGCTTTAATTAAGTTGCTTGGAATCATTGTGTTAAGGTTGGAT